GCTCCTCAGCTCTCTCCTGCGCATATTACTATGCGTGTCTCCTTTAATAGGGAGACATCCTTGACCTCAGCTTGATGTCGACGGCATGAGGACGTCCAGCACGTTCCAAGTGCCTCCCATCGACGGATGGCTGTCCGCCGCGCTTAAGGAAGAACTTGAGCAAGGCTCCCGGTCCCTCGAGAAAATCTCGAGGTAAACGAGAAGAAACTACGTAGCCCTTCACAAAGGGGCGATGTAGAGTCTCGTGTTCACCCTCGGATACATAACCGAGATGTGAATGACGACCAAGCACCGGAGAAGACGGTAATACCGTCGGAAAATGCTTAAGCAATTTCCTAAGGTACCCGTCAAGCCATTTAGTCGCTCTCCAACAACCACTAAAATATAGCTGGTTGCGAAGAGAAACGGCTGAAATAACCTCCGGGACGTGCCTCCGTGATGTAGGGAGCATTCTACGTACCTTGACGATACTTATGTCAAAGCCGTCATAATACTCCTTACCACAAGACTCTCTGAATTTTCCAATCCAGAAGGACTTGTTTGCGCCAACCCGAGCCCCAAAGGACTCGAGTCGGTGGACCACGGAATGCACTGTGTCTACAGGGACGATAATATCGTCACCATAGATGCGCACCTTGCCAGGCAACTGAGAAATCAGCTGTCTGGAAACAGGGGTGTTATGCGTATCACAAATCCCCATTAGAGTACATGTTAAGAAAACCATGGCCTCTACAGGAAATGTGAGCGCAGAACCCATAGACGCGAACTTGGCCAGACGAATTACGCCATGGCCAGGGACATCAGCCTTCCGGGATCTACATGCTTCGACCGCCTCACGCAAATGAGGATGGTCTTGCAGTAGACACCGTACGAGCTGATTGGAAACACGATCGGAGGCATCGCTCAAATCGAGCGTTGCAAGGTTGCCCAGAACTTGGGAACCCTCACGGGCCATACGCTGATTAGGCGTCTGGTCTGAGAATCCGAGCAGCTGAGAGAGGATGTGATCCCCCTCTATATGCTGCAGGATCGACTCCAAGAGCCCCTGCTGTACATACTGCATAGCAGTAGGCTCAATGGCGATGATCCTAGGTGTTTTCTGCGTCTTAGGAACCGATATTACCCTAACGGGTAGCTCGGCACCAGGTTCTATGAGGTCAACGTCAGAGAAGTGGTCATAGTATGACCATGATGGGAAGATAAATTCCCCGAAAGGAAATATCCTCTCCAACCTCTGTGTCCAGGTTCGCTGCCGAAACTTTGCGTTTGCACGCAAACGATCAGCAGTAGCACCCGGTCCATGTTTAGGAACGATACGGCCGTGGTAGACATCACTGTCAACCTTGGCTAGAACCGAACTAAACAACAGAGACGAAACCCTGTGGAATTCTGCTAGATCAGCAGAGCTCAATTGGGAGTCGAATCGTCTGACCTCATTATCACACTCGATATACCCTTTCATTGATTCTGCCAACCTTGCATCACTGCAGGGAAGCAGAACCTTGCTAAACATCAACGTAAGTTGACGAATGGCAAGGATTGCGTCAATGTTAGGTTCGTCGAGTAACACACCTGTACTAGGATTGAACACAAGACCGAGGAACTCCTGCAGAAATGCAGGTATCCCTAACCTTTTTCCGGCCTTCCTTGCAAAAGGAAAGCCATGAAAGGAATTGCGGTCCACTATCCCAAAGTCAAGAGCTTTTTGGAACTCTTTTCCAAAGGATGGTAAGGTTATCGTTAGAAACGATAACCCCTCATGTTCAGTCCGACGCTGGACCATTTTGTGGTCCAGGGTGGCGCTAGTGCAACATCGGTCGCAGAAGTCTTCTGCGACCAATTGCCAGAGCAATATCAGGCTTTTCAAGAGACCTCCTAATGGGGGTTATCTTCCTTAGCCATGATATTCGCACCTTGCGCATCGATCTAAGAAATAAAGATCGAGCGTTTGGCTGCACAGATAACACGGGGGTTCGATATACAGCCATCGTAATAAACGATAGCTTTCATCGATCCCATCATCGTCGAAGAGATATACAATATAATTGTAACGTCTCAACATGATGAAATGTGGTCAGCCTCCCTACTAGAAAGTAGGGAAGCACCCGTCTCCGCCGTTAAGGCAGGAGGAGATAATCCGTAAAAGATGAATCAAAATATCCATCTTGAACAGAACTTTCTCACCCAAATGTGGGTCCGGGACCGCTGCTTGGAAAAGCCCAAGAGAATTAATCCCTTGGGCGGCAAGGTTGAACATAGTAGATACTCCAATCAAGGGTTCTACTTATGTCAGCTCTCGCCGCCAAGCAGCTTTGTGACCAGCAGACTCGAGGTAGCCTGGAGGGCTTCAATGAAGCCATCGTAGACTGCTTTGAGCTCTGCATCCGTATATCCCACCACCGGAGAATCGAACACGAGATAAATACTCGAGCCGACGCTCACATTGGTAGTAGGGATAAACGGATCGGCCGTGATCTTTTTGTGGTTGATCCTTATCGTAGCCCTGACCCTTTTACCTTCTGAGGTAGAGGCCAAGAGCTCGATGTTACCGTCAGCACTCCGGTACAACGATTCGTACTTCCCCGTACTTACTCGAGGAAGACTTGTCGTCACTCCTGAGATTTTGACGGATTGTGGATCAGCGAACGCCATAGCATGCTCCGTATTCTTGGGGCTTGTTAGGCCCCGGTTGGTGTGGCAATGAACATTGCCTTAAAGCAACCGGTGAATTCCAGCTGCAAAAAGGTTGGCAACCTGGAATGGTGTCAATTCATCCCAGGATATACCAAAACCATAGGGGTTGGCCTTCTCACGCACTTTGGACACTTGTGTGACCTTGTACGTGGGAGGTATAGGGCCTGCGGGGGAACCCGCAGACTTCCTACACTGATAGGTAGTCTCACGGATATTTTCATCCATGATATACCCATAGGCCATGAACAGGCCTTCGAGCTCAAAACGCTGTAGGTTTTGAATAACCTGTTGCGCATTTGAGAAATAATCGATGGCCCAGCTCCAAGGGGTTAGCTCCCAAAGAACCTCGGGAGTTAACGAATTGCCGACAAGCCGTGAGGCGAAGTCGGTGGTGAAAGGTGCTAGATCGATCATCTTGGAGTAGACACTCTCCGGGATGTGATATCGAAACGCACCCTTAAACCACGTTTTCCGTTCTGTATGAACGGTTTGATAAACGTCAACCCTTGGAACACTACCGTCGCTTAGCCGCAACGTATTGCTTCGCGGTCCAATTCGGACTGCTTGGCTAGTTGCGGCCAGTGTGGTGGTGGTGTCTTTCTCGACATCAAAGAAAAACGAGCGACGAACTAGACGTCCCTCATCTCTTTTGTACTGTTGTATAGTACGATTGAAATGATGGAATAGGTCTATCACTTCGCGGATTTCCGCGATGAGAGGAAGTGCGGCAAAAGAAACGTTCAGGTATTCACCTGATGCTTTCTTAGCCAACTCTTCCTTCGTCCGGTTTCTCCAGCCAGCCACTTTGGGGAGGTGCGGAAGCCCCTCCTTAAACGTTTCGGCTAGAGTAACAGCTAGTTTCTCAAAGGGATTCGCTGGGGCACAAAGTGCGACGGCGGTAGCTCCTTTTTGGATTACGTCAGTCTGTTTCAGACTGCCTTCTCCAAGAATTTGCTTAACGCCCTCAGTACCAGGTGATCCCAGCGTAGGCGAGGATGGGTTGCGAACTGACCCAATAAAACGGGTCAATCCATCAGCCGATTCGGAAGAAACCGTGGCTCCGGCATAGCCGGACACGGCAACTTTCTCCGTTGAAAACGGACCGCCAACATCACTCTTTCCGTAAGAACCTTGGAAAGGGTGTCCTTCTGACTCAGTAACCTGAGCGCCTGTTAAGGTAAGACCATCGCGTGATTGCTCCGTCCAAGGTTTTGCTTTGGAACTACGAGTTGAAGTCGTAGACCAAGCTCGACCATAGGAACGAGAACGTTCACGCTTCTTGGTTATACCATCAGGCATCGAGAAATGCTCCCTATTTTATAAGAAATTCCAATACTGGAATTTCTGGTGTATGTTGCACTGCGTGGCTGTGCTCTGCAAAGAGC